TTAACTCCACTTCTGTATTCAATAGTAGAAGCTTTAACGTGGTCCATTTTATCTACAGTATCTTTAGGATAAACCCAAGCTGTATGAGCATTAATAAAGTTAAGGTAATTAGAAGACATTGTAAAGATACCTTTAGGATAAAGGAATTTCTTTTCATAAGCACCAAAGATTGTTAATGACCTTGGATAACATAAGTAATTCTTAACGGCAATAGCAGCATTTTTATATGAGTAACCTTTCCTCCTAGATTTACCTACAATTAGATTATAACCACCATTTAAGTAAGCTTCTTCAATTTTAACTCCTAATTGTAATCCTGTAAATAGTTCAGAAAGATTTGTAGATTCAGTTACAGATATTCCTAGTCCATCTACAATACCATTAAAAGCAATTTCTCTTGCCCAAAAGTAATTATAATCTCCATCCCAGAAATCAGGAAAGTCAGTAATCTTAGCAGATTTTTTAGCATTCATATCTTCTGCCTTAAGAATAGGACAGAAGTTAAGATAAAAATAATGGTCTCCAGTGACTTTAACTCCTCCTACTGAATGACCATTAATTATTCTAGCTCTTTGTTCTTGCCAATAAGAGAACCAATCAGGAGAACCCCAAGGATCTAGACAGTATGTCCCATATTTCTGAAACTTCTTAGCCTCTTCTCTGAATACTTCTGTGTTTATCCAAATCCCATCAGGGTTTCTAATTGCTCCTAATTGACTCATATATAACTTTGTTTATTTTGATAAGGATAAAAAATATATTTTTTTCCTAAATAAAATCTTTTTACTAAATTAAAATTACTAATTTTTATTTGAATATCTAAAAAGACTTTTTTTATTCTTGTATTTTCATCTTCATGCCAAATTAAAGCTTCAGAAGTACAGACTAATTGTCTTTTAATTTTTAATTTAAAAAATTTTTCTTTAGTTGGTTTTGTAAATATAGAAGAAATTATTTCACACTCTTGCTCTTCTTTACAATTAGTAGTTCCATTTACCCACTTCCAAGATTTCCAATTAATGTAAATTTGTTTATAAGAGTCCATAAACTATTTGCCTTTGGCTTTAATCTTTTTCTCCTGCTTTAACATAGCAGTTGTAGGTTTCTTTCCAGAACCTGCATTTTCTCTAATGTTATCCCAAAGTCCTTTTTGTGAAGTAGAACCATCCTTTCTTTTAAGCATCTGTTTAGCCATGATTTTTAAGTATTAAAATTAATCAAATAGTTTTGTTAAGAATCCTTTTTCAGTAAGGTCTTCAGGATTCTTGTTAGCTCTTTCTTGAGCTTTGTTAATTTCTTCTTGAGTAAATAAAATACATCTTTCATTAGACCCATTCTCATCTTCTACTTGCACTGCAATATAAGAAGAAGCTGAACCAAATTTTCTTTCTGTATTTTCTACTTGAATTAACCTGCCTTTTACAACTGTTGACATAATTATTGTTTTAAGTTAATATTAAAATGTAAAGGTAATAATTTATTTTAAACTGTTAGGATCTGCAAATGGACTAACTATTTTTTGTCCTTTATTTTTTACTTCTTCAAATACCTCATTGTCAACCTTTTCTCTAAGAGTATTTAAGTTTTCTAGTACTCTAGAAGTATCATTTAAAGCTGANGTAATATCTTTAGGTTTAAAGATTGGTGCACCTGTTCTAAGATTAACATCATTCATACTAAANCCAATAAAGAANTGTTGCATCTTTTCNGCAGCTGATTTAGCAGCCATATAGTAATTATAAGTTACAGAAGCTTCAGCTTGAAACTCTTTTAACTTGGCAATACCTCTAAGAAGTAAAGGATCATTTTGGTTCCACTCTGCTCTTGTAATTATATCTTTTATAATTTTATCAGGTCTTTGGTCTTCAGAATATCCTGAATAAGGATTAGATTTTTGAATAGAAGCCATAAATTCTATGTAGCTAAAGTCTTCTATAGCATATCTTTTATCTGCAGATTCATCTCTATTCCATATCTCTTTAAATGGAGATATAAGTAAAACTTGTACTGTGGGAGAGACTACTTTACTCTCTACTGTAAATAGTAAACTCATATACTTTGTTGTTGAGGGTTAAGTAATTGTTTTAACTCTTCATAAGTTAATACAGTAGCAAAATTATCAGCTGCTGAATATACTATTCCATATTCAAAACCATCTTGTTCTTTAGCTATACCTATAGCGTCTATCTTAAAGAAAGTCATTAGTTTTGTTTCACAATTAGTTACATGAGAAGCTAAACCCATTTTTTCTAGGTTATCAGTTTCATCCGTATTAAAATAAACTTCTAATTCAATTGGTAGCATAATTTATATTTTAAAGATTGCTATTGACCTGTTTAACCACCCTTTTAAAAACTTACTTAGTTTTATATTTGCTCTAACAAGATTATTATAAGTAGTATTTCTAGCTAAATATAAACACTCTTCTGTCACATGAAGCATTTTCTCCCTAGTTGCAGGACCAACAATCCCATCTTGTGGGACATTTGCACAACCTTGCATTATTTTGATTGCTCTATTGTTTCCCATATTGTAAGCAGTATCAAAGTACATAAGTCTTGCTTCAAGAGGAAGAATAAATGCATTTATTGCTCTATAATACTTAGTATAAGCAATTGCAGCAGCTTCTTCATAAGTAGTATCCTTAAAATCATCAAGATTTTTAAACATCTCTTTGTTATGATTATAAGCAATACCCCAAAGAGTCCAACCTCCAGAATCTCCAGCAACATTATGTAAACTTCCTCCTGCTTTAGGGTTTTTTACTCCTTCCCAAACCAAAGTCCTGTTAAAAATGTACTCTTTAAAGTACTCAAATTCTTTTTCTACTGTTGGATTAGCCTTGGCTAACCTTATGTAATCTGCTATAGTGAGTTTATTTGCCATTATCTAGTTCTTGTTGCTAAAATTGTTAGTATTTCAGATAAACCATCTTTATAAGTTATATCAATTCTTTTACTTATACTTTGATTGCCTTGTACCTGATTAGGTATAAGAGAGTTACTATAAGTAATTGTCAATTTATTATTTACCTTGTCATGTTCAGTTGTAGTACATCCACAATAAGGAGTTACCCTAGTTATTTCAGGCATATTTTCTAGTCCAATAAAGACTACTTGTTTAGGAGATCCTGCTTTTATGATTCCTAAATTTACTGTTGGATTTTGCCAGTGACTCATATTAAAAGTTTTTATGTTGTGTTATTCTTAATTCAAAATCTCTCGACTTTTTTATATTCCAATACTTAAATTCAATATTATACTCTCTCTTGTAGATTAACCAATCAGTTTCATCTACCATTACAGGATAACATTTTGCATCACAAGTCTTGTTTGCCATTTGAAGTGCAGGAGTAGAACATCCACAATGTATACATTCTCCATTACTATAACAGTCTTTATTCATAACAAATAACCTATAATTAATCTGCTCGAATACATGCAAAGGAAGTAGCCAATTTAATCTTTTACTAAAGAATAATTTCTCTCTTAAGTGCCCTTGAATATAAGCTTTAATATTTTTATAATTTACTTTTGCCTTCATTTTCTATTTCTTTTCGGTTAATAGCTAACTCTAGTTGTTCTTTCTTTTTAAAATAATTGGCAGGTGTTATCCTTTGTTCTTTAAACATCTTCTTAAAGATATCTAAATAGTAATTTAATCTTTTAGGATAAACAGTAAAGGTACCAAAAAATTGTAACCTAATATTAACAAAAGTACCTGATTCAATTGCTTTTCTAGTTTGAATAAAAGGAGCAGAACAAATCTGATTACATTGTTCTTTTGTAAGTCCAGGGTATTGGTCTCTTATAGACTCATAATACTCTTGAATTAAATCAGGATGTAACATCTTCATTACTCTTGTACTATTTTAAATTGATAGAACTGTTGCTTTTCNTCAGGAAGGAGTATACTCGCAACCTGGATAATTCCTCCTAAATCTTCTCTGATTGCACCTTTACTCTTAAGAGAAGAAATATGATTACTTAATCCACCATCTGACATNGCAAGTATGCTTTTTACTTCCTTTCTAAATGTAGTGCCAAATCTATCCTTCTCAGCAAGGGGCCCTTTAAATGACATAAATGTCCCAAGAACTTCTCTTTCCTTTGGAGTTAGTTCAATTGGTAAAAAGGGATTAATAATGCTTAAATGATAAATATAATATTGAGCATCTTTTAGCCCAACAATTCCTTTTTGTATTATTTTCATAGTCTATTTTTTATGGACAACATTCTGTATAATCGAAGTTCAGAGTAAAATCTACACCTGATGGAGCAAAACCATATTGTAAGTCTGCTATAACACAAGGGGCACTTAAGTCTGTTCCTGTTAATAAATAATTTCTAATTCCAACACTTCCAGCATTATTATTTCCATTATTCTGAGTGTTTCTCATTTCAATAACATTACTTGTTTGAAGTAAAGTAGGTTCAAATCTATAAACTTGCATATTTATTACAGGACAAGCAAAATCAGCAGAAGTAATAACTAAGTCAAGGTCAAGACTAGCTATAAACACAGAACCTATTTGAGCATTTTGATTTAAATCTACTGCTCCAATATAAGTATTGTTTAAATATATATCAAAGTTATCATCTATAGCAGAATTTGAATTACATATCTGAAACACAACTACTCTATCAGCACAGACAGGAACTCCAGGATCACAAGGGTCAATAGCTACTTGCTCACTCTCTACAATAAAAGTAACTTCACTACCAATAACTATGCGATTTCCAGCATCATCTAAAACTCTTACTCTATAATCTCCTTCTCCAGGATAGATTACTTCAGCTTCACTTCTCCACTGTACAATTAATCCATCAAGAACTCCTTCTCCTACACAATTAGGGTCAACATTAGTATCTACCCACTCAACTAATTGGCTTGCATAAGCTCTACTAATATACAAATTCCTTAAGTCACTACCTGTCATCACAGTATAAGTAGGGGTATTAGGCCCATCCATTTCAGGTTTAAAAGTTGGAAGTGTATTATAATCAGCCATAATATATTATTTTAAATTAGTTAATCTTTGTGCTTCATTAATCTGATCATTGTCAATTATATCTTCTTTGTTCAAAACTCCTATCATAAGATATCTATGTACATTAGAGTGAATGCCATGAATAGCTTTAGCTTCTGCAGGGTCATCGTATCTCATAGGAATTAAATAGTATTTACCATCATATCTCTTCCTAACTAAAGTACTAAATTCAATACCATTATCTGTGACTTCTCTCCTTACAACAGGGTATAAAGGATAACTATTCTTAAGGTTTTCTGGGGTNTCTTCCTTTAATTCTTTAGCTCTTTGAGATAGAGTCTTTGCCATAGTGTTCAGATTAATATTTAGCAAAGTTAATAATAATATTTAANACTANGGTATTTTGGTTATAAAAATTTTTTAAAATTTTAGAGTAGGGTTTAAATTTGGTAATTTATGAAAGTGTGATCCTCCCTAGATCAAGACCCCCACCAAGATTTAGGATTACAGGGCCCCCCNAGGGCTAAATAGAACTAAAGTATTTCCTGCCCTATATTTATATAGAAAAAGGAGAGCAATCTTACTGACTTAGGTTTACCTAGTCTTGTGAGTCTACTGAGAGTTTTATGTCTTGTTGTTCTTTGTCTGTGTCCTGCTGGGCTCAGGCTTGGGTGTCTGTTGACTTGTGTTAGTATATATAATGTAATGTTATGTATCAAAACAATAGCAACTTTGACTTGGTGCTACGCACCAAAACCCTCACTGATTATGAGTATTAATNTAATTCAACAGTCTAATTGCAAGGACATTAAATACGTGCTCAACAAACACCATGGCAACAATTGCTGAGATTAAAGTAAGATTGAACTATTCAGTATTAAACCTGAACACTGCTCTTGACAAGGACAATCAACCTACAGAGTGGATGAGACATTGGGACAATGATAACAGAATAGCTGTATCATTACACAAAGACACATTAGCCAAGATTAAGGCTAACAACATGATGTCTAATCTAGTGCTTCAAACAGAAGAGAAAACTGGAGCTCAAGGTGGCTATACAGCTATACGCATAGTTGCTGTAGCTGAGGCTGAAGCAACATTGTAGATCAACATTAAGGAACAACATTAGTAGAGCAATCTACTGGTGTTGTTCTCTTTTTTTCTGTCTTTGAGGTGAAGTAGACTGAGAAATGATTTCTTTTTTCAAAACCCTAGGTGAAGTAGAGGGAGAAATGGTAGAGTAAAGATATGTCTCTTTAAAAGAAAATCCCTTGCTCAAAACCCTCACTAAATTGGAGTATTAATCCATTAAATTAAATAGAATATGGCAAACTTGTCAGAGATTAAAAGAACATTAGGTTATGATATGCTTAACCTAAACACAGTGGTTACAGAAAGTGGTGAACAAACTCCTTGGTTTAAACAATGGGATAATGACTCCAGAATAGCTGTGCTTGTACATAAGGATACATTTGCCAGAATTAAGGCAAATCCTGAACTAAGCTCATTAGGCTTAAATGTTCAGACTAAACAAGGTGCACAAGGTGAGTATACTGCTAAAACTATCTGTATTTATACTGAAGCAGAGCAAACTTTGTAGGCTAACTTGCTGATTAATTTGCAATTAAAGGTGTGAGTGAAAACCCATACACCTTTAATTGCATCTTATTTCAAAACTCAAATTAACTATCATACATTTTAATAGCCTTATTTTTAAAACATAGGGAGTACTTCATCCTCATATATCCTGTCAATGGCTCTATATGAGGATTAGCTCCACACATTATTTAACCAATTTAATCCAACAATAATCATGAAACAGTTTTTATCAATTTTTGGCATCCTATTACTAGGAGCACTAATAGGTGGTGTTATGGCAAGACCTAATCCTACTTATCCTCAAGAAGAATATCAAGTTGTAGTACTAGATAACAATGAAGTCATATTAAAAGACTCTCATAGACAAGAAATAGTAACTACATCAATGGATAGTCTTGCTTATTATATTAACGAAGATAATTTCTAATTTATTAGGCTCTTTAACTAGAGCCTTTTAAATAGCCTTATTTTATAAACCAATCATTTAATCCAACACAATGAAAAAATCAAACAAATCTCAATTTCAAAAAGACAATGCTAAACAAACTATGTGGGAAACATGGTTCTTTGTCTCATTTACATTATTTGGTGCTTACCTATTTGTAGGCACATTAGAAGGCAGTGAATATATATTCCCTAATTGGCCTTATTTTGCAGGACTATCTAGTATTAACTTTTTAATCTGTCTATATTATGGCCTTAAAACTAGAAACTAAATTCATAGAAGGTACTGATAACCAATACTCCATCAGAAATGATGGAGTTGTTATTCAGCATTTTATAAGACATGCAAATATTCATTCTAATTGTATAATTTATAAAGATAAAATTGTACCTATAAAATATGATAAAAACATCCCTAAAGTACATCTTTATTTAAAAAATAAAGCAAAGTTTAAAAGAAACTTAGATAATCTTGTATATGAATATT